TTTCAGGCTATTAGAGCAGAAATGAGAAGAAGGAATGACTTTAGTATTGGGTTTAAGGAAGAGAAGCCTGGGAATAGGATGAGTAAAAGAGACAGGATACAAGAGATACTTGCCCAAAGATTTGCTGTTGGTCAGATATATATAAAGAAGACTCAGTATGATTTAGAGAGAGAGATTATTACATTTGGACCAAGAATGGCACATGATGATACTATAGATGCACTTGCCTATGCGTGTAAATACTCGTATCCTCCCATGAATAATATACAAGATAAAAAGGGTAAATGGTCTAAAAATAAACCAAAAGCTAAAAGTTGGGTGGTGGCGTAATGGGAAATAATATATTTAATACAATGGCAATGCAAGCTTTAAATAAAAAGGAGGACGCAGATTTAGTAAAACATTATATGGATGAATTAGAAGTTGATGGTAAATTACTTACTACTGAAGAAATTGGTGGTTTAGTAATGGGCGTTAGTAATCCTTTTAGGGCAATTGGTTCAGCGAAAAATTTTATAAAGATTTATGGTCATCATAAAGGTTGGAAGGGACATAAATTGGATGTAGATAACTCTACAATACAAAATATATTGGATAGAGTATCTAAAACAACAGGTGTATCTATTGGTAGTCTTGCTAAATTTGCTCAACAAAAGATATCTGGAGCTAAACCTGCTATAAAGGCAAATAGGGAAATATCCTTAAAGCATGGTGAACAATTTAGAAAATCTAAAGGAGCAAGGACAAAAGTCTTTGGTGGATGGCAAGGTGGTAAGAGTGCTGGTCCTAGTGGGAAGAGTCTTACTATGAAAGATTTTGATGATATTCTTCGTGAAGAGTTATATAAATAAATAAGATGGCTGACTGGGATAAATATTTTAATACGCTTTATAAAAGCAGAGCAGCTACAGACGTAACATCTGCTGCGTTAAAAACAGTAAATGTTCTTGGGGAGGCAGGTCTTCCAGGATTCAAACAAGCAATGGAATGGACAGATGATAAGGCTTACAAGATAGGTTCACAGGGAGATGCTTCTACGAGAAGTTTAACTTCCATTAATGAAGCTATGGAAGAAGACCCTAGGATAGAATCTAGAACTGGATATTATACTGGAATTTATAAAGATGATCGTACCAATTGGTCCAGAGGTGGTGAGCAAAATACCCCTCATCCTCCTGACACAGCTGAACCGAATCTGTTAAAAATGTTTTTAGGAATAGATGAAAATACATTGCCAGAATCAGAATTTAAACCAACTTCTTGGACTAAGGGTGAACCAGCGCAGGGGTGGAGAAGTACAAAGGAGTTTTCTTCATTAGATGTAAGATCGCCAAAAGAATTTAAAGAATTCTATAAAAATGATATTATACCTCCTTTAAATACCAAAGCAGAAATAGATCATTTTGTTGATACAGATTTTAGTGATATAAAGGGCGATATTGATGAAATGCGACAATCTGTTTCACGCGGTAAATACACGCCAGATATGGCTGTGAAGGGAGATAAATTTCCTGGTTTAAAATATGATACCAGAGTGAATGTTGGTCATATGACAAAATCTATTGGCTATGATACAGATAAAAAACAATATTATTTTAGCACATCTGATGTGTGGGATTTTAAACCAAAAGAATATGAGCAGACATGGGGTGAAAACAGGAATTATATGCATCGCACTCCAAATCTGAAAGAAAAGTCATATACTCAAGCATCTCTTATGCAGGCATCTGGAAAGGGGATTGGATTATATGACAGATATTATTTACCAGACAATTATATGACAGATTGGTTTGGCGAAGAGAAAGTTGAAGATAATTTTATACAATCGTTTGAAGAATAGGAAATAACTATGGCAAATCCAGAAGATCAAGTATTTGACCCCGAAGGCTCAGGCTACGATGATGCTACAGGAGAAGAATTAAGGATGATGTATCCTCTTAAAGCAGATAAACCAGATACAGCTGGTTTACGAATGGATGATTATATAACAACTGGAACTGGAGATGACCAGTCTCATGAAGCATGGGTATGGACTGATCATGGAGGAAAGGATTCTTTAGATTGGTACAAACATGGAGCATCTTTTGATCATAGGACTGGTAGACTTTTAAAAGGAATGGATCACCCCACTATTGATAAGACTATCTCAGCTGAAGAAGAAAGAGGATATGGTCTTGTAAAAGGTGATGATGGGTATTATTCTAAGCCAAGTGATTCACGTGCTTCTTTTGAAAGGATCATTAAGAATGCTCCAGGCGAACTTTCACAGGTAATTTCAAAGCAAGATGGGAGAACTCATTATGGTTTATATACATATGAAGATGATGCTGGAAAAAGGATGTTTGTAGATACTAGTGCTGATCAATGGCACAAGCCAAAAGAATATAGTGTAGATGATTGGATGTACAGAAATGCAAGAAAATCTATAGAATCTGGTAATGTATTTTCTATGGATTCTGAAAAAGGTGAATTGTCTGGATGGAGTTCTTATAAAGATTTAAGTAAAAGAAGCATTACAGATAAAGTTCTTGATGCTATAATGGGAAGATAAAATGGCAAAGAAAAAAGCAGCAGATAGAGTAAGGGAACTTTATAGAAATAGTGATTCTCCTACAAGATGGCAATGGAAAACTGTAAACCAAAAAGGTTTTGAGTTTGCCAATGACAATCAACTATCCCAAAATGAAAAGGTTGATTTAGAAGAACAAGGGATGCCTACTTTCACCATTAATAGGATTTCTCCTGTTGTGGAAATGTTAACATATTACGCAACTGCGAACAATCCACGTTGGCAAGCTATTGGGGCAGAGGGTTCAGATTCTGATGTTGCAGCTGTATTTAGTGATTTAGCAGATTACGTTTGGCATTTATCTGATGGGGAGACTGTATACTCTAATGTAATTAATAATTGCATAACAAAATCTGTTGGATATATGCTTATAGATATTAATACTGACATGGATAATGGAATGGGGGAGGTTGTTATTAAACAACCAGAGCCTTTTGATTTATATGTAGACCCTAAATCCAGAGATATACTTTTTAGAGACGCTGCATATATATTAGTAAGAAAGGTTCTTCCAAGAGCACACCTTTTAAAACTATACCCAGATTATACTGCTAAAATTAAAAAGGCTTCTAGTGAGCATATGAGTTATGACTCAGCCTCAGAAAGGTCTTTAGATAACAATCAACATGATTTTTACCATGATGATACTGATATACTTGCTATTGATCCTCAAGATGGGAGTGAAGATGTCGTCCAGGAATACTTTGAACTATATGAAAAGATAAAAGTTCCATTTATGAATATTTTTTATCGGATACCTCCTGATCAAAAACAATTAAGATTTATACAACAACAAGTTCAGGTAAAGATGGATGAGATGAAATCTGAAATGCAGGTTCAATTAGCAGAGCAAGATAAACAAATGAGAGAGGCTGTAGAGTCTGGTGAAATGATACCAGAGCGTTATGAATTGGAGATGAAAAAAGCTCAAAATCAAATGAATGAGCAATTACAGGCATTTCAAAAAGAATATAATAGCAAGTTGCAAGCCGAGGTTTCTAAAGTTGAAAATAAAATTATTACTGAAAAAGAATTTAAAATTCTTATTAAAGATGAACAATTTGCGTCTACTCTTGTTGATGCTGTTAAATTTTATGCAAATAGAATTAAACAAACTTGTATTATAGGGGATACCTTTATATACGAAAAGGTTTTTCCAGATATTGTAGAAGATTACCCCATTGTGCCTTTTCATTTTAAATGGACAGGTACTCCATACCCAATGTCCGCAGTTTCTCCTCTTGTTGGTAAACAGCGTGAAATTAATAAGTCACATCAGATAATGGTGCATAATGCATCTCTTGGTTCTTCTTTGAGATGGTTATATGAAGAAGGGAGTCTTGATACAGAAGTGTGGAGTCAGTACTCTTCATCTCCAGGTGCATTGCTTCCAGTAAGACCTGGCTCCGAAAGACCTACCCCAGTAATGCCAGCACCTTTAGCTAATGCCTTTTTCACAATGGTGCAAGAGGGGAAGGCGGACATGGAGTATTTAGCTGGTATTTATGCTTCTATGCAAGGAGATACAGGTCAGCAGCATGATACTTTTCGTGGTATGTTAGCAATAGACGAATATGGCACCCGTCGTGTAAAACAATGGATGAAGCATAGTATCGAACCTGCTTTAAGGCAGGTTGGCAGAGTTATAATGCAAATGTGTCAAGCTACATATACTGCGAATAAAAGATTTAGACTTATCCAGCCATCCGCTTTACAAGAAGAACAAGAAAAAGAAATAAATATACCTATTTATAATGATATGGGGCAGGCAATAGGAAAATCTATGGATTTGTCAAGTATGAAAGCTGATGTTCGTGTCGTTGCTGGCTCTACATTACCTGTTAATAGATGGGCGTATTTAGCAGAATTAAAAGAACTATTACAATTTGGAGTAGTTGATGATATTGCTGTTCTTGCTGAAACAGATATAAGAAATAAAGAACAAATAGCTCAAAGAAAATCAATGTTAGCTCAATTACAAGGTCAATTAGGACAAATGGAAGAAGCATTGAAAGATAAAGAGGGTACTATTGAGACGCTTGAAAGACAATTAGTACAAGCTGGTGTTAAAGGTAAAATAATGCAGGCTGAAATGGAATTAACTAAAGCTAAAGAACAAGTTAAGGGAGAGATGAAAAGGCAATATACTGAAACTGAAGGGCAACAGAAGCTTCTTAGAAGTACTATGAAAAATGAAGTGGCGACTAAAAGTAAGGAAGTAAAGCTTGCTGCGGATGCTGCTAAGAAAGATTTGCAAAATCAACAGAAATAATATTAATTTAAAGTAATGAAAAAGGGACAGATATATGTCAGAAGAAACTACGACTGTCAGTAACTCATTAGGTGACACTCCTGTTATTGAGCCTAAAACTCAAGAGGATGTTAAAAATGACTCTGAAGTCGATACATTTTTTGATTCGTTAGATAGGGAATTAAATGATGTTACTTACGATGATTTCGAAGTAACTAAATCCGAACAGGCAACACAGCCAACTCAAAGTGAACCTCCACAACAGGCAACTCACGATAATGAACAGGCTGTCTCCACAAAAGAAGCGGATATGTGGGAAAATGATAGCAATCCATATAAGAAACGCTACTCAGATAGTAGTAGTGAAGCTATCAGGCTAAAAGAACAATATAAAGACGTAGAACCCTTTGTTCCAGTTCTTGAAGCAATGAAAAATGACAGTGGTTTAGTAGACCATGTTCGGGGTTATCTTGAAAATGGAGGTGCTCCTGCACAATCTATACAAGATAAATTGAGCTTAGATGAAGACTTTATTTATGACGCAAATGAAGCTGTATCAGAACCTGAGTCAGATTCTGCAAAAGTTATGAATGCTCATGTCGATTCTATAGTTCAACAACGCATTAATCAAGTTGTTGCGAATGAAAAACAGGAAGCTATGGCTGCAAGTAGTAAACAAAAAGAACTTGTTGCTGAAGAAGAATTTCGAGAAAGACGCAATATGAGTCAGGAAGATTTTAATTCTATGGTGGAAACAGCAAAGGATCATACTCTAACTCTTGATGATATTTATTATGTTTTAAATCGAGATCAAACAAATTCCAATGTTCGTAATTCGACACAAAAGGAAATGATTAGCCAAATGCGAAATGTCCGAAATATGCCTACTAGTAATAGTGATGCTAATAACATGGGTGAAACAAGAACTACTGAAGAGCAGTTATTTGATTCTATATTTGGTGAAGCTGCCGCTGAAAAAAGCCTTTTCGGATAAGATAACATTTTCGTTATCCTCCGATTAACTAAAACTCTAAAGGAGAGATAACAATGGCTGTAGGAGACAACGACTATGGGCGAATAACTCGACCTCATGGCGATACACCTCATACTATTGAAGCCCCAGTACAACCGCAACCCTGGGGAACAGATAATTATCAGGTAACAAACACTGATCAGAGAGGGAAAACCCCTCTCGACTTGGGAGACCTCCAACGAAGATACGACTTCGGAAACACATACACAAAACTCAGTTTCCAACGAGACCCCTTCCAACACCTCCTGCTAAGTGCAGGTCAAAAGAAGTTCGTATCAGATAGTAAATTTGAATACGCTATCAAAAGGTCGACAAATGTATTCAAGCGGTATGGTTATGTATTAGGAGTCAAAGGAGACTCAACTACATATGTAGCTGCTGCTGATAAAACTGTTAATTCTGGTTCTCATAACGATGCTGGAAATGATGTTTTACAGGAGTGGCTATCTGGCAGTTTAGATGCTGATGAAGATGCAATTCCAGCAGTTGGTGAATTTTGCAGACTTATAGTTTGTGGTGATTACAAAGTGCATGGTAATCTTGTAAATAAGATTGATGCAAACGCTGGAACTTCAGATTATGCTTGTGGCTCTGCCTTAACTAGACCAAATTGGTTTGTAAAAGACCAAGTGATTAAAGTACCAACCAGAGAAACTATTGGAACTGGAGCAGTGAATGGATATGCTTTATTGAAAATTCATTCAGTAGCAACAGCCAATATTAAGCAAAACTCTGGAGGTGCAGTTCTCATGGAAGGCGCATGGCTTGCGTGTTCTGTTGTGAAGCGTGATACTGATTCAACAGTACCATATTCATTACAAGCAGCTGCTGGCTCAGCAACTATTCCTGATGTAAGTCATGGAGTTGGTGCTAATTCAATTGCTGAAAAGTTAGAACCAATGCGTACATACATTATTGGCTCAGCTTATCATGAATTGAGTGGATATGGGGATACAACCCGTTCACAGCCTTTCACAACTGATCATGGCTTTACTCAGATTTTCAAGAAAACTGCGATGATGAGTGGTCG